GAAATTTCAGCCCGTACTAGGTCAGCAGTTGCAGCACCCATCGTTGCGCTTGAAACGTAAGCCTTGATCTTGATGTCGTTATTGTCCGTTCCATCCACCCAACGGAATGTCAGATCAACGGTGTCGCTGCTGGTAACACCAGCTGAACCAGTCTTGACCAATGCGCTCAACAGGCTTGTGGTGTTGATTGTGCCGCTGTCTTCTTTGTAATAAAGCAAGCTGCAGCTACCCGTATAGCCAACAACACCTGGGACGTAACTGCGAATATTCTCACTAAGCGTTGTGGTTTCTAACGTCTCAAGGTTTGCTTGCACCGAAAAACTCGACACTTTGGCAACGGTCGTACCAGCGACTTGTAAGACGCCATCTCTGCCGGTATAGACCTTTGCCATCAGATCACGCCAATGAGATTCACTGTAACAGTGCTAACCCCAGGCCGCACCTGCGTTAATTGTGGTGCACTTTCGTACCTGTACTTTGCTGCTGTGCCTGATTCAGATGACACAGTGCCCGCAGGAGTGTTGATCTGACCGCCCATGCCACTGTGATTCACGCAGTAGTAATACAAGGTTGGAGCATCTTTAGCGACCTTGATCCGTGTGTACGCTCCAGCACTGCCAGCAGACCCAAACGTTGTCACGCCTGTTGTGTACTCAGCCCCACCACCATGAGTGCCATCGCTTGTTGTACTAAGGCGCAATGGGTGGCCAGAGTTTGACGAGTCCGCTTGGCTAAATAAATAAACAGTGCCTTCAGTCAGCGTCAACGTTTGGTTGTCTGTCGAAGAGCCATCAATCCGATACCTATTGCCGCCACCAGAAGCTGCAACTGTCACAGCAAGTGTCACAGTCGGAACTGTTGTGGGCTCTGAGCGCAGGGCATCAGAGTTTCCGCTCCAACCACCTAATGACCCGTCAGGTAACGCAAAAGTGCTGAAGGTGCCTTTTGTTTCGTCAAAGTGATCAAGAAACAACTCTGCTGACGCATCACCGATATTGGCGTAAGACAGCTGCAGCTTTACGTTGGTACGTTCGCTGCCATACAGGATTCGTGTCTCAGCACCGCTTTGCGACTTAAAGGTTTTGATTGGGTAGTCCCCAGGATCAAAGGCTCGGCTGGTTGGAACAAGTGTTGGGAAAGCCATTAGTCGCTCAAGTTTTCGTCAGGGCTAATGTCAAATTGCCCGCTCTGCATCATGTGCGCGAGCTTACTGCTTCCATCATCGTTGCAAGGGTGCTCTGATGCAACGATGTCCACAGTGCCCTCCTGAGAGAACGTCAGCTGCTCAACAACATAAACGTTCTGAGATACTTCAGTATTGACCAAGGTAAAAACTGAAGAATGGAATGTTGCGTCTTGGACGATTCCGTTGCTTATGCCCATAAACCCAGATTGCACGTCTTCTGAATTAGTTTTGTAATAAGAAACGTTGTATTGACCATCGCTTAACGGCTTAACGCTCGTAACTATCCCTGTTGAGCTAACCGTTCCATTGTTTGCAGGACTATATGGGCTGGACTCCGTAGAGACTTTGATAAACGCACCAGCACGTAGATCCAGGCCGTGAACGGTTGTCGAGAAACTAATCGTATGGGTAACGAGTTGGCGCAAGGCTAGAAAATATTTGCCAACTTTTATCGCATGTTCTTTTGACGTACAAAATTGCGTAAGGTTAAATTGTTCATGCGGCACCCTTTCGATGTTTGCAGATGTTTGCAGTGCGTCATAGCTTTGCGTGCGTTTAGCTTTTACTTCTACAACTTTTTCTTCTGGAAACTTGTTCTTAGTTTCTTGCCTATAACGAACATTTGCTTTAAACGGCCTACGCTCTTCTGAGCTTAAGTATTCAATCTTTAACGAGCCTTCAAGAATGTTTCCGGCTGTGAAAAACTGACTAGGTTTAATAGGGCCAAGTTCAAACTCGCCACTAGCTGGAACATGTGGGATAGCAGGCAACAAGGCAAACTTGCCATCGGTTAAAACAAAGTTGCATAAGAAGTTTGGCGCCATATCCATTACAAATTGACGCAAGTTAATGTTTTCGCCAATTACGCCGTTAAAGAACAACTTCTGCTTCTGCAAGAATTTTGAGGTTTCTTTTAACTTGTCCTTTTCAATCAAGGTTGGGTTAGCCGCTGTCATGCCGGTTAAGCCTCCCGCTCCACCCATCTGATCGGTAAACAAATAGAACACAAGGTCCGTCAGCAGATTGCTTGGACCTGTCGATTGGCCGTTTGGCTCATAAGTATTTAGATCTTCATGCAGTCTTTCTACGTGGAGCCCTCTGCCGACCCAAGTTCGTAATTGGTCTAGCTGCGTAAAATTGCGACTGGCCTTTAACGAAAGACCGGCCATTGTCAAATCGTTGTACGAAGGGCTTGGATCGTTAGGCAATATTTCATTTACATAAACAACTTCATGCTCCGGCTCGCTTTCGTTTGACTTTTGAACAAGGCTTCTGTAAAAACTAACATCTGCGTACTGACTTTTTGATTCAAACTTGACTTCCGCATCTATAATATTTTGTCCAGAAGTTTGGCTTCGTTGAGCTACTTCAAATCTAAGGCCGGAGTTTTCATAAACCGTTTTAAATGGATTGCTATTTGCAATATTTAGGCGAACGCTAAACTTGTCGTTAATTTCCCAATCTGACGTTGTGCTGTTGCCTTCAAGAACCTCAAAGCTTGGATCGGTCCAGGCTTTTGTTTCGCCTGACCAATGTTTGTCTGGAAGCTGTTTAACTGCCGACCTATAGCGGACACGGATGCTCTTGCTCCCTTCCGTATAGGTTTGCGAAACCGTCCTAACCGTTCCAACGGGCAAACTATCTGCAAAATGATTGTCAAGAGCAAACAATTGATAGTAAAAACCGTTTGTTTTTCCTGGTATGGCTTCAACTGTTCTCAGAGATGTCACTTTGTAGACTTGCCCAGACCAGCGAAGAGTATGGCCAGTGTCTGGATTATTTTTGAAGGGGTTGTTGCTATAGGCGCTAGTGTCGCCTCCTGCGACATCCGTTCCACCTATACCGCGCTTTATTTTTAACTCTTTGCCGCCAACAGAATAATTACCTGAACTGGCTAGTACTTCAATTCCTGTCGGCGTCCAAACAGTATCTTGCTGGTTATGTACTCTTGCAAAATGTCCATCAGACAATCGTCTTTTTATCAATGTCCAGCGCACTATGGCGAAGTCCAAATCGTTATTAGCATCTAAAAATTCCTTGGTAACGACTGTAATTGTTTGACCCACCGCAACAGAGCTGTTTGGGCCATCGTCAGGATCGCCAGCAATTTCATACGTCATTGCGCCAATTCGTCCCGCTGCCGCATCGCTTTCGTTTGAAAAATTTCTTACAAACTCAACTGAATCAATTTGATTTTCAGTCCTCTCCCTGTCTTCCGGAAGAACGTTCAACACCTCTACTACGGACGGAATACTTAACCCTGCGGCAGTAAAGCTAAAGTTAGGTTTTCTCATAAACTCTTTGTTGGCTTCTATAGCTGATTTTTTTACCAACGCCCCAGCAGCAATAACATTAAACACGCCATCAATATTTCTTACGCTAACTGGCTCGTTGACTAAAGATGTTTCGGAGCCACTATTTGGAGTAGTTGCGGCAAGTTTTATAAACAAAGCATCTTTTGGGAGTGCTCGCAATTCAGAGCCAGGTATAGGCACAATTTTAAATTCAAACTCTTCGGGTCCTAAGCCTTTCGGGCTTTCAATCCTGATAAAGTTGTACTGAGAAACAGGTCTTTGACCTACAACAACAAATCGCAAAGGGAAAGCTTTAAAGTTATGCGAATTGCCGCTTGCATTAAGCCCTGCTTTTCTGATAAAAATTCTAAAGCACGAAGACCTCGCAACTGTTGCTGTAATCGTTCCAGTAGAAACAATCACATTGTCTTGATCAAATTCGTTGATCTCGTCTGATGACGGCAACCCAGGGAAAGAACAAAGCCCTTGCAGATTTTGATATACCGTACTTTTAATTCCTAGCTCTGTTACGACTGCTGGGCGATTATTTCGCACGGTTGCCGTCGCTATATGAGTCAAAGGAAAGAACTCTGTTCCAACACCTTTAAGGTCGTCAATGTACACCTCCGGCCTGACAACTTTTCGGAGGTTTACAATGCCTATTTTGTTTTCTGATGACTCACTTGTGTCAACACATCTAAGTGTAATTCTTTGATTAGGCTTATTTTCAAGCTCTGGATTAAACTCAATCTGCGTTCTTCTAATAACTTTCCACAAGGTATTGCCAATTCCGAATATCTCGCCTTTCTGCATTGCTACGTCAGCAGCAATTTGCTCCGCCAAAACTGTTGAGTTAATGTCGTCCACTTTTTCGCCAACCTGATTCTTTCTTGACGCGTAGGCGTCTGTAGGTATCTCAGTGTTGGAAATCAAAAAACTTATTTCGTCGTCTACTTGAACATCAACAATCTTAGTTAATTCATTACTGCCAGTTGTTGTCGTTTCATTCCCACGGGAATGACTTACAACCCCCATCCGTGGGCTGTACTGACGGCCCTCGCCTACATGTTTTTGCTTTCGCACAAGTTTTGTGTACTCGCCATCACTGCTTGGGTTCGTGCCAGGAGCTACACCCTCCCCACCGTCACGTCCCAAGTTTAAATCGCCAATAATTTTTAAACGTTTGATTACATTAATTCTTTGCTCCTTATCTTTTATGTCATCCCTGGGAACAGTAATCACTCGATAATTTAATCTGTAGCCCGTTCCATTAACAATCGCTCCGTAAGCGCCAAACTGAGTGTTATTAACCGGCGAATAAGCATGACAAAAAGCTTTTGGATCGTTTTTCTCTGCGCCACTGGGGCATACAAAAACCTCGTCGTTTTGGCCAAAGCCTAAGTTTCCAACATTTTTGTCACCTTCTATAAAATGCGTGTTACGGACGAAACCACCCTCCTCTGGGGTGTAACCTCGCTTCCAGTAAAAAGCGAACAGGTCGTCATAAATAACATCTAAGGCGTTGTTGCCTAGGAAGATGCCCTCTAATGACGGTGGAGCAATGCCATTTTCGGCACTTTCAGTTCTAATGCCTTGTTCACCCACAACAAACAAAAGCTTGGCTTGTTGTTGTGTGCCATGGCTAAACATACGAGACCAAACCAAGCGTGGCTCGATCAACATGCCACCAACTTTTTCTGTTTCGTTATACAGGCCAAAAACAATAGGTATTGGTGAAGCGTAGTCTGCTAGCTCGTTTAAGGTTTCAAACCCTCTCGATGGTGTAAAACGACTAGCACCTGTAATACTTTCTAAATCAAGCCTGCCTGACTTCGGGGCCGAAGGCATCTTGGGCTTTGGCGTCAACAAGTATGCAGCACCAGTAAGAACCAAGCCGATTGCTAGGTTAATTAAAATGATTGAAACAGGATCAAGACCTGATGCCTGAATATCAGGAATATGCTCATATTCTGCAGGTCTTAATCGACCGCGTCGCCTGACTTCAGCAGCAAAAAGTTGATACTCTTCTTCTGTAATCCCAATCGTCTTGATTAATTCTCTTTCGTACGGAAGCAGTGGTACGTCGTAAATTGACGGGCCGTAGACCATTGCACCTTTCCCATCCTGCGATTGACGTACAAGATTCCCGTCTGCCATGTGACTGCGAATGCCCAGGATTGCTGTGGTAACAGCAGAATATCCCCATCATACTCAGGCTTCTTGACCCGAAAACCCCAGTTCAATAAATCACGCGATACTTCCCACTTGCTTGCTTCGTACCAAGATTGCTTAAACGGTGGAGGATCAATGCCGATGTGCCCTAAAGCCTTGTAGCAAAGGTGGATGCAGTCAATATGACCATCGCTGCCGTCAGCGCCTAGCCGATACGGCATCCCAATGAGATCAGCGCAGCCGGACATTATTGCTAATAGGCAAGTTACCCACAACCCGATTCGTCAAAGAACGCCTTGGCACGTCCGTTCCAACAGCATCTAACACCGAACTCAGCTCTAGGTTTAGCGATGTGTTGTCCCACTGCCCGCCTGTCACTTGACCTGTGTAG